GAAAAACGCAAGGAGATAACGACCATAGAGTTATCATGAAGTTTAGTTACGATTGTGCTCCTGACGCTTTGTATGATCAAAATCTTATTAACCAAGCTAAGGCTAGTATGAGTGAGAGCCAGTTCGAAAGAGAGTTTGGAGCCGGCTTTACTGATGATAGCAGTGGGTACTTTAAGATTTCTACTATGGCTAAATGCACTATCCCTGAGGGGCAAGACCCCAGTGTTGAAGTGGCTGGGACTGCGAGTGACAAATATATTTTGTCCTTCGACCCAAGTTGGGCCGAAAGCGAAAGCTCGGACGATTTTGCCATGCAGATCTTCAAGCTCCATGATGACGCCAAGGTAGGAGCCTTAGTTCACAGCTATGCGGTGCCCGGGGCCAAGTTAAAAGATCACATTCAATATTTTTATTATTTATTGACCCATTTTAATATAGTAGGAATAGTGGGGGACTATAATGGAGGGGTTCAATTTATTAATGCGGCAAATGAGAGCGCTCTATTTAAAGATAATAATATCAAGATAAAGTATATAGAGGTGGACATGGCAAAACCCGAGAACTACGAAACCGAATTACAGGAATTAAAAAAACAGTATGATGTAGACTCCAAGGCTTATTGTATATTAAGAAAGCCCACCTCCCAGTGGATACGACAAGCAAACGAGCTTCTTCAATCTAATCTTGACCATCGACGCATTTGGTTCGGAGCAAGAGCCACTGGAGATAGCTACAATAAGCAAGTTCGTAAAAAAATACCTATCATTAAATTAAAGTTTATTAATAATGTCGGCTACGAAGATAAGGAGAGCGATGGGGCTAAAATGATTGATTTTGTTGAACATCAAGAAGATATGATAAATGTAACCAAAAATCAGTGTGCATTAATTCAGATAACGACCTCACCTCAAGGAACTCAAACATTTGACCTACCTCAAGAACTCAAAAGGCAAACCGGTCCAGATAAAGCCAGAAAAGACTCTTATTCGGCTTTAGTATTAGGAAACTGGATGGTGAAGGTATATTATGACATGATGGATTCAAGGCCCCCAGCGAGCCATACAGCGACCTTTATACCTTTTTTTGCTAATTAAAAATATAACACCCCTCCCAAGTCTAGATAAAGTGACTTTTATACTTTAAGGCAACTTTCACTAGACTTTTAAGCGACTTCCGTGTAGAATTAAAGTAACATGGCTAAAAGAAAGTATACAAAACGCTCAGACTATTGGAAACAATTTGATCCACATAAGAAAGATCTCAATGAAATCTTTACCGAAGACGGACATCGTTTGCATGAGATAGTAGCAAGTGCGGGAGAGGCTTATTATGATGCAGTCTCTACGGCTTACAATCGACACACCACTAAAGGTAATACCGGCCCCAATACTCAAACCCGATGGAATCGGGCCTCGGCCGCGCGTCGTCCCAACAAATTCGCTAACATCTCGGAAGGTCTATTGCCGTGGGCTGCGACAGGCTCTTACATTGATGTTCAGGATACCATTTTGTTATGTCAAAAAGCTTACGCTAATATAGCTATATTCAGAAATGCAATTGACATTATGGCAGAGTTTGCCAATTCCGATATTTATCTGGAAGGAGGGACTGAAAAGTCTAGAGAGTTTGTATATAAATGGTTCCAAAAATTTAAGTTATGGAGCCTTAAAGATCAATACTTTAGAGAATACTATAGATCCGGAAATGTTTTTTTATATCGTTTAGACGGTAAGTTTACGGCTGAAGATTTTGCCAAGATGAGTACCGTATATGGATCTAAGGAGGAATTGGTCTATCCTCGACGCAAGCCCACTTTTGGATTAAAGCCGGGAACTATCCCAGTTAAGTATGTAATGCTCAATCCCTATAATATTATTGCTACTCGAGCGCTTACTTTTAGTTTCGGAAAGTATGAGAAGATTCTGAGCGAATACGAAATAGAATCATTAAAGAATCCTCAGACTGAACATGATAAGGAGATTTTTGAAGGCCTACCTGCCGACGTAAAGGACAAGATAAAGAATAACGAATGGGTGCAGAACGGGATTTATATTCAACTCGACCCCGGAAAATTAATTTTTTCTTTTTATAAAAAACAAGACTACGAGCCATTTGGTGTGCCTTTTGGCTATCCGGTGTTAGATGATATTAATTGGAAAATCGAACTAAAAAAGATGGATCAGGCTATCAGTCGCACCGTGGAAAATGTAGTGCTACTGGTGACTATGGGTAACGAGCCGGATAAGGGAGGAATAAATCCAGTTAACTTTCAAGCCATGCAATCTCTGTTTCAAAATGAAAGCGTGGGGCGCGTTTTAATCTCGGACTATACGACTAAAGCAGACTTTGTTATTCCCGACCTTGGTAAGGTTTTAGGACCAGCCAAATACGAAATAGTTAACAATGACATCAGGGAAGGTCTTCAAAATATTATTGTAGGAGAGGAAAAATTCTCCAACAAACAAATTAAGGCGGAAATTTTCTTCGAGAGATTAAGAGAAGCTAGAGAAGCCTTTCTTAATGACTTTTTGCAGCCTCAGATAAAAATGGTATGCAAGGCCATGGGTTTTCGTAAGTTTCCAATGGCTCGTTTTACGGACAAAGATATTAAGGATGAAGTTCAGTTCCATCGAGTTACGACCCGACTTATGGAGCTAGGAATTTTGACACCAACCCAAGGAATAGAAGCTATGGAAACGGGATTGTTGCCTCGAGCTTCGGATATGCATAAAGCTCAAGAGCAGTATGCTGAAGACCGAACCAAGGGGTTATATAATCCTTTAGTGGGGGGCGTCCCTCCTCTTATTCAAATGGAGGATGAGCAATCAGAATCAGTTAAAAGAGAGGAAAAGGGGGGAAGAATCCATCCTCAAACCGTTACTGATGTATCCAAAAGTCCCGGCCGTCCACTAGGGGCTACCGGTACTTTATATAGTCGTAACGGCATAAAAGATATTGTTTATGCAACGGAAGCTTTGACTACCACTTTAGAAAATAAAGTAAAAGAACACTTCTCATTAAAGCGCATGTCTAAGCAAAAAAAGAAGTTGGTGGAAAAACTCTGTGAAAATATTGTTACCTCACACGAAAGGGCTGATTGGGACTCGGCTGCAGAGGCTTGCGTGGAGGACATGGAGAATATAGCAAGCTTGAGTGTGCTCCCCGGAATTGCGGAAATTGCAGCGGAGCACGAATTAGGCTTTTACCCCGCTTCCCTTTTATACCATAGTAAAAATATTACTACCGACGAAGAATAATGGTGTATACTAATTTTAACTCTTTTAATCATGAATAAAGACATTACTAATAAACCTTTAGAAACCAAATCTACAGTACAAGGAACTTCTGCAGAAGTTGAATTGCGCGCAATAGATTTGGAAGAAAGTCACGCTAACGCCGCTTTGCTCAACAAGATTAGGGCAGCGTTTATGAAAACCTGCGGTATGCCCAATAAAGATTTTGTAGATACCGAAGCTATGAGCAAGCCCAAGGCGCTAGTCGCTTGTGCTATGAACTGGAAGAACAATGCGATGCAGATGCCAGTTTTAGCTATGATGAAAAATCCTCTGATGGCTAGAGTGCTCAGCGAAGCGATGAGTGATCAGGAAATGAAAACGATGAAGGCTTACCTCCAGAGCTTGGGCGAGGATGATACAGCTGATATCGTAAAGGTCTCCAAGGCCATGATGACTTTTAATCAAGCTAGTGAAGAAACTCTTAACTGGCAAGACGTCGAAAGCCCAAATCGCGAAGAATATTCCTCCGCTAAAACGAAAAAGGAATGGGAAAAAATCGACAAAAAAGAGCTTGACCGTGATACAAAGAAGGAAAAGGAAGAGCACGAAAAGGATGCCGTGAAAGATGACGACTCCAAAATCAAAAAGCTCAAAAAGGGCAAGCCTTCGGAAAAGAAAGATGTCGAAATTCATGACTTAAAGAAAGATCAAGAACTTGACAAAGAGGACAAGATCAAGTATTCCAAGGCAGAAAGCGATAAAAAGCGGCACGAGAAGATGGATCGCGACGAAGATGATCAAGATGAAGACTCCTTGAAGCGCGAAGACAAGAAGGAAAAGGAAAAGCATTACAAGGATGCTATCAAGGAAGACAAGAAAGAAGTCAAGGATCTGAAAAAAGATATTAAGGAAGACAAGAAGTCTGAAAAAGAAGCAAAAGCCGATTACTCCGACTACTGGGATTACGCTGAAGAATACGCAGAAGAACGCTACAATGGCAAAACCCGTAGCGAACTCAAGGATAGTGTATTTCTGGATCCCAAGAGAAGGTCCTTTCCGGTGGTTAATTGCCGCAATGTTTCAGCCGCAGTTAGCACGTGGGGCATGTATAAGGGCTCGATGAGTTTTGAAGAATTTAAGCGCAAGCTCAAGGCCCGAGCTAAGAAATTGGGTTGTGATAGCTCTCTCCCCGAGAGCTGGGAAGACGAATAAATGTCTCTTAACTCCCTCCAGTTCGGTGATTTAAGTCCCGAGAA